AAGCAGGCGAAGGAGAAATCAAATGCGAAATAACTTCAGACGGAAGTAACTGGATTGACATAGCTTGTAGAAACAACATTCAAATAGATAACCTTACGTTAGATATGCGTGAGTGTAAGGTATTCTTATATCCATATAATAAAAGTAAATCGTTAGAAAAAGTATGGTTAGATAAACGCAATGATCCTATAGTTGATACATTAGAATATAATCAAAAGGCTTGGATACGTAAATTAGGATACCAAGAAGAAATAGAAAAGGATAGAGTGTATGCGTTTAACACAGAAAGATTAAGTGGAGAAGGTAAACGCACAGACAACATAGATCACTTGTTTAGTGCGGCCGCAGGATTTAAACCTTTAGCAATATTAAAAACAAATGGCTTTAATAAACTTACAAAGGTACACTACTTTGATTGGTGTGATGCTAGTTTACTATACAAAAGGCACCTATTAGAAACGTGGGATGGCTTGGATTTACACCTTTGGCTATTGGAACACGACCTAAAGTATAACTTCAGTTCAACGTATAGGGGCAATTACGAGTCATATTGGCATCAAGAATTAAACGAATTCGGCGGTGCAATAGCATTTAAACAGTTGTGGGATCAGTATGTAGAACTGGAACATAACTTCTATAAGATAGATATTGTTAACGAAAGTAAAAACTTATTTGATGTAATTGAAGCACAAACAGGTAACAAAGTATTATGGACTACAAATATTTGGTCAAGCGAAATGTTACATTGGAACGAAGAACCAGAGCAGTTAGAATTAAAGTATAAACAGTTTAAGGAACGTATTCCACAGGACCTAACACTATACGGACACGATTACGTTGCAATGGATTTAAATGAAAGTGTAAAGAATGATTACACCCATGTGAGGTACAAATGAAAATTAATTACTTAAATGATTGGGCCATAGAGCTACAAGATATAAACATAGCAGAAGTAGATGAAGTTATGGCTAAAGAAATAGCAAAGTTAATTTTATCCAACATGGTAGTTGTAGTAAAGAATCAAAAACTTACTCCAGAACAAGAAGTTAATTTTTGCAAACACATAGGTAAGGTACAATACATATTAGATCCTACCAAGCCTAAGGAAGGACAACGCACAGAACATCTTGCAGTTGGTAATCACATATTACGTGTTACAGGAGAAAAGAACGACAAGGGCGAAGAAGGATTGTTTGGACATACTTCTGCACTAGACTGGCACGCCAACCAAGCGAGTAATTATGAACGTGATCCTTTGATATGGTTATATGGTGTTAAGGGTACAAAGGGTAGTAGAACAAGTTGGATTAATAATATTGCTAGTTACGAAGCAATGAGTGATTCATTTAAACACGAAATAAAAGATTCGCTAATAACACTAGGATATAAAAGCGGGTCATATAGTCCTAGCAAGTTCTTTGTAGAACATCATGCAACAGATAAACCTTTTAGTTTAGTACATACCAATGACGCAGGTAAAACAGGATTATACTTTCCGTTCTTACAGATACTAGGTATGCCTGGCAAGGACAAATACGAATTTAAAGACCTAATGGATAGACTCATAGAACACGTTACACAACCACAGTTCTGTTATGATCATGATTGGGAAGATGGTGATATAGTTATAAGTGAACAATGGTTAAGCATACATAAACGTTGGGCATACGATAAGATGGAAGATAGGGTACTTCACAGGATAGCATTTAATTATGAAAACATATTATAAACTTTTAGAACACACTCCAGACATGGACTTAACGGACTTTTATGAAGCCGCGGCTAAACAGGGTTACGTAAACAATTCAAATCAAAAAATTATGATTGACGCTTTTAACAATGAAGAAAAGAGTCAAGTGTTTATATTGTTTAAAGATGATAAGGCCATGGGTGCAACCGCAGTACATACGTTTCCAGAAATGGGAGAAAACAGTTATCGCATATTAACAAGAACCTGTGCAGTTGGCGGTATGTTACACAATGCAGGATCAATGGGAAGAATGAAACGTTGTGAAGATCTTACTTCACGTTTTTATGTTCCGAAGATGATCGAATGGTGTGGCATGGATAGTAATATGTATTGTACCACAAATGATTTGGAAGGTGGATCACAACGAGCAGTACACAGAGTATGGTTACCAATAATGTCCAAACAAGGATTGTTTACTAGAATTAAAGAAATAGATTATAGAGGTGTTACACAAACAGTATGGAAACTTAATCCAGAAAACTTTCTAGCACATTTAGAAAAACACCCGTGGGAGGATCATGTTTTACTTTAAACAAATAGAAGTTGATCCTACAGTAAGTACAGAACTGTTTAATTGGTCAAAAGAAAATATGCAAAAGAATGACCAACCTTTTGTATTGCTAGATGCAGAAAAATTTAAAAAAGACTGTACTAGCTTTATGCAATGGACAAAAGACAATGACTTAGAAGTCTTATTAGTAGTCGGAATAAAAGTAAATCCTTTTAACGGACAAGATGCTACTAAGGTTCCACACATTGATCTAATGGACGACAGCAGAAATATTGCATTAAACTTTCCTATAGAAAACTGTGATGAAACTTATACTAAAATGTATAAGCTAATTGAAGGTGATCAAATTGATATTAAACTTCCTGATGGTACCATGTATTCACGTTTTAGTGATGACAGTAAATTTGAGGAAGTTACTACATTCTATCTAAACAAACCTACGTTCTTTAATACAAGTGTTCCGCACCAAGTATATAATGACACGGATAATAATAGGTTGTCTTTAAGTATTAGATTTAAGAAAAATCCTTTAGTGTAAGTCTACCCAAGCAACGCCTGTGCGTCCTTGGAATTTACTTGCAGTCGTATTGTAGATTACCATACCCTGAGCAACACTTGCCAAAGCATCTCTCTGTACAGTTGTCATTGCCGCAAATTGTACCGTGCTTGAGAATGCCGCAGTACCGTCTACATCTAAAGTTGAAGTAGGATTCTGTTTGTTAACACCAAGTCTACCTGAACTATCAAAAGTCATGTACACAGGTGCTACCGAACTACCTGTTCCTGAGTTGTTAACAAATTCTATTTGTCCTTTGAACGTATCGTTAGCTACTGATTCGTCCGGATCAATTCTGAATGAAATCAAACTTGATAAAACACTTGTTCCGCCATTGTGTACTGGATCATATGATTGTGCATTAATCTGACCTAAGTAGTCACCTGCGGCTAATTGTGTTTCGTTACCTGATCCAATGAAGCCACCTTTGTAACCTCTAAATGCAACACCACCTGGATCTAGTGCATCATTACCACCAATTGAGTGAAACTTCTGTGAACTAAAGTTTCCACCTGGTCCGTGATAGATATGTAATTCTGTGTTAATGTTTTCTGTTGTATCACTAATTTGGAAAATACTTTGTGTACATTTTAGTACGCCACCAACGATACTTAATTCACCGTTAGTTAAATTTAATCTACTGTTGACAGCATCTACTAGTACAGTTGAATCATCTCCAACAATAGTACCTTTGAAGTTACCAACAATGCTTTCAGCACTTATGCTAGGAGCACTAACGGCTCCAGTGAATGTACCTGAACCTGCGGTAACAGCCTTTGAAGTTGCATTAAAGAAAGGTGAGTTATCAGTTGCATTAATGTCACCTTTGAAAGAACCTGAAGCATTAATGGCTCCAGTTGCTTTATTAATAATTACTGTACTGTCGTCTCCAACAATATTAGCATTTACAGAACCAGCACTAATATCATCTGTTACGTGTACACTTCCAAAATGTCCTTGTCCCCAACGTAATACACTAGAACCTACGTTTCTAGCACTATCAACATCTGGTAATAAGTGTGATTCAATTTTAGCAGTTAAATTTAATGTATCTGTATTAGCATCACCAACTGTTAAATTACCACCTAATGTTAAGTTACCATCAGCAGTAATATTGCCGGTAAGTGTCATATTACCGTCAACGTTAATGTTACCTGTTCCAGTTATGTTATAATTGTTTAAAGAAAGGTTTGAACCTAATTCCGTACCGGCTGTATCAACTGGGTTTCCTCCAGCAGTAGTTCCGTCACCAATAAACAACTTTTTGGTATCTGTTGCATATACTAATTCACCATCAGCTGGTGTGATTAGCTGTCTTTGTGAGTCTGTACCTCTTCTAAGTTTTAATGCCATTCTATATAACTCCTGGATCTGTTATATGTATTTATACCTTTTTAACAATATTACTTACGATGCTTGATGAACTTTCTAGTACGTTTTTGTACGTCTTTTTTAATGCGATCTGTATCTAGCTTAAAATCAACGTGCTTAATACTGCTATCATAAGTATTAAACAGGTCTTTAAGGGTCTTTTCAAGTTGTTTAACAGGGTTCTTAGTTAGGTCTACTGTTACTTCCCAAGTCTTGCCGTTGTTAAAACGCACTCTTAACGAGTCTAAGTACTCCAACGGAATGGCGTGAACATCTACGTCTCCGAATACGTCCGGCCATTTAGAAACAACTTCTACAGGTAGCCTTTTGGACTTTGTCCTAGGCCTTGGCACTGGATTTCGCCTTTTTACTAGGGCTTAAATCCTCAGCTTCTTTACGTAGTCTTTCAGCTTCTTTAAACATTCTATCAGCATCAGCTCTCATATTTTTAGCTAGATCTTCATCTGATAAAGGTTGCTCTTTTGATGCATCAACAGTAGCCGCCGCTTCACCGCTTGGTACTGTAGTTGCTGGAGCACTCACTGAACCTACTTCTTCCACTGATGTACCACCGACAGCCAAGTCAGCAACTGATACGCCTTTTTGCTCTGCAATCACCTTGTTTAATTCATCAAGTGAAATTGTAGTTTGTGTATCAGGTGTCATCTCAATGTCGCTTGTCTTAACTTTAGTTAACTTGCCGTTAACGTGAAAGTTAGCTAACATAATGCTACCGTCTCCTAATGGAGTACGTTGCATAGCATCTGCTAATTCATCAGCAGTTTGTCCTGTATTGCTTTCTAACATATTAATTAATATGTCATGCTCTGAATCACCTAAGTTCTCAGTTTGTACTACTAAAGCACTATCTGGATCATCAGGTAATGTTCTAAAGACAACGGCAACTTTTCTTCCGTTCTCTTTGAATCTTCCTATGTGTTTTAGGGCCATTATTTTACCTCCCCTGTAGCAGGATCAATTGGCTCACTTGCAGGAGCAGTTGCCGGAGCAGTTGCTGGTGCTTGAGCATTTGGATCTTTAGCTACTTGTTGGTTTTGAATCGAAGCTAAGAATGTTTCTAATTTAGAATACGTTTTTCCTACCGCTTCTAGTTCGTTGGCTTTGAAAGCACCACGACTTTGTGCGACTTCGATAATTGTTTTTAATACTCCTAAGTCTTGAACTGTAAGTTCTTGTACTGGAGTACCGGCTGGAGCACCCGTCGGTGCAGTTGCCATACTCGGCTCATTTGCTGGAGCCTGTGCAGTTTTATTTTCTTCTGACATTTATGTCTCTCCTATTAATAGTAGTATAATTATATACCTACTTAATATTTATTAGTACTTCAGATGTGGACACGCCAACATGAAATACGATAGCTCTTTTGGATCTTCGAATCCTACCGTAAGATGATTTTGGTATTGGTTACTTGAATCCAAAACCATTTGTTTACCTATGTTGAATCTGCCTTTTAGATTAGTTAGAATCCATTTTCTTAAAGCATCTTCCAAATTGTATTGTTGCTTTAGATTCATAACTTCGAAATGGGGAGCGGCAAATTTGGTCTCCCTCATATCAAAAAAGTTTAGTGCATTTGGCTTCAATTTCTTTTTGCCTCCTCATAGTGAGTAGTAATACCAAATGGTGCTTGTAAGTTCTTATCATGGTGTGAGTGAATTACAAAGATTGTATCACAGTAATCAGCATCACCCCAGCTATCCCAAGGATAACCATCTGTAAACATGATAAATCTTTTAGGTTGTATATCGTTCTCTTTCATATACTCCCAGTTACAATCAAAGTCAGTACCGCCACCGCCAAAGACTTGGTAGTCCATTAGCTCTTGTCCATTGTCAGCAGTAAAGTCTTGCTCGTTGTAAACCTTAGTATCAAAGCACCACAACTTAATATTGTAGTCTTGATACTCGTCCATAATACCTTTTACTTCACCTAAGAAGTCCTGTGCCTGTTCATTCATAATAGAACCTGACATATCAATTGCAATAGCAATATCAATTGTTTCATCATAGTTCATACCAGGAAGAACTACACCACTATGCCAAGCCTTACGTGAAGGTCTTTGGAATGTAAAGTCGTTTCTAATAGTACTTTGGATCTGTTGTCTAAGTAACTCTCTCCAAGTAATCTTAGGCTCTGTAAGTTCCTTAATCATACGTTCTACTTCTTTAGGAACTTTACCAGCACCTGCCGCCTGTGCAGAAGCCATCATATTCTCTTTGATCTCATCACGTATCTTACGTAATTCTTCCTTAGAGTAACTAGGCTTATCACTAGGTGATTTACCTTTGCCTTTTTTACTTGGACCTTGTTTGTCCTGATTATCTTTATCCCAGTCAACGTGTTCGTCAAGTAATTGACCTAATTGTTTTAATTCTTCTTCATCATATTTCTTGTAAATCTCATCATAGATTTCTTCTGATGTTTTACCATCATATTTAAAGTCTTGGAAAATTGGAATGTCTTTCGGCTTCTCACCAATACCATCTCTAACAAGTGTATTGTTTACGATATAGTCAGCCGCGATATTATGTACCTGTGGATCTCTATCTTCTCTACGTGTCATATGGTCATATACACAATGAAGTATTTCATGTGCAATAACAAATTCAACTTCTTTGTTAGTCATCTTAGCAAAGAACGGAACACTATAAAACAAGTGTCTACCATCAGTTGCGGCAGTTGGGCACCAATCAGATGCTTCTTTAATGATAAGTCTTGTAGCCATGTTACCAAAGAATGGATGTCTAAGTAGTAAGCCTACTCTTGCTACGATAATTTTGTCTAATACTTCTGCTTTAAGTTCGTCAGTAATCTCAGGTAGTTGATCAGCTTTCTGCTTAATCTCTTCCCATCTGTCTAGAACTTCTTGCCCTTGATCTGTTGCTATATCTGTTGTCATTTGTGCCATCTTTCCTAATTATTATATGTATATTATAGTATATTTAAATGGATTTGTCAACCAAAAAGACGGGGAGAACCAAAAAAGATTCTCCCCTAAACTGCCCAAATTAGGCAGTCTCTCCTTGTGCGGCTTTAATATACTTGCCGTATCTTTCATGGAACTCATCAAAGCACTCAACTTCATCTGGATCGATTGGAAGTTGATATTGAGTAAGAGCTAATTTGATACCCATGACAACCAATTCGGTATCAAAGTTGTCCATCGCAAAACGTAAAAAGTTATTCACTTTATCGTCAAACTTTTTATCGCCCTTATCAATTGCTTCTTTCAACTCATAGCACAATGAAACAGTCAAGGAATACATGGCACTGATTTCTTTCGTTTCCATTGTTTTTACCTTACCAACAAGTACATCACTTGGGTTTGGTAATTGAGCTGACACTTTTCTGTGTGCCATAAATTTAACGGCTAGTCCTTCGCCGACTGAACCACTTACAAGATCTGTAGTGGTTGCTTCATCGTCATCGTCTTCCAAAAGATCGGAAACAAACGACCATGAACGAGGTGTAGCAAATGAACGACTTGGGCTCTTAGGATCAAAGTCATACAAGTCCTTCTTGCTAAATGTCAAGTAACCTACAACATCTTTATGGATGTCATTGTTTACTGCCCAAGCAAACCAATCATCAAAGTCCACTTTCATTTCTAAGTGAACAAATCTGTTTGCCAATGGAGCAGGCATTCTGTAAGTTACACCCTTATCTGCTTCTCTGTTACCAGCGGCAACAATCATAACATTATCGGGTAATTTATAAGTACCAACCCTTCTATTAAGGATTAGCTGATATGCCGCGGCTTGTACACTTGGTGCGGCTGAATTCATTTCGTCCAAAAACAAAACGATGGTCTTATACTTCTTAGCCATCTTTGCGTCTGGCAATTCAACGGGCGGTGCCCATTTCATTGTATTATCATTAGCAGAGTAATATGGCATACCCTTAACGTCTGTAGGTTCCCATAAACTCAATCTAACGTCTATCAAATGTGAGTTTTCAAATGTATCAGTAATCTGTGATACAATGTCTGACTTACCAATACCTGGAGGTCCCCAAATAAAAATAGGTCTTTGTTTTTTGAATGCCCTAATAATGCTCTTCTTTGCACCATTTGGACTAACTTGTCTAATTGCGATGTTTTCCACTTTGTACTCCTTTTTAGTTTGTTTCAGTGCCATACTTAATTTCTAAGTATGTATATATAATACACTCTCTATATCAAAAGGTCAACCGGAAAATGCACTTTTTTTAAGAAAAAATATGTAGTAAAATCAAGGGTTTACCATTTCGTCTGTCCGTTTTAGAGCTTTATTTAGGCCGTATTTACGAACATCACCACTGAAAAGATGCAGTTCGAGTGCTTTCTTTTCTTCTGTAACGGTAATTCCTTTGTTTGTAACGTAGTAAGGACAGTCTATAAACTTGTCCAAAAATAATATAACTTGAGTTGTTATTTTGAAATCGGGTGGAAATGGAACATCATATGTAGCTAGGTCGATCTTCTCCATTAGAAATATCATACCTTCTTCTGTTAATCTTAACCCACCAACATCGCGAGTGTTTTGCCACCACTTAGGCATATACTCTTTCATAGAGCTTTCGCTTATCGCTATATCGGCCTGCTTCAAGAACACCTTAGTATAGGTTTCTTTCCAGTTCATGATTATTCTTCTTTTACTGTTTCACCAGCAGTTAGTTTAACCACTGTAAAGTCTTCGCAGTTGAATAGGTCGTTTAATTTTTTAGCAAGATTGTGTGCATGACCTGGATTTGAAAAAGAGACTTTTTTATATTTAGGTCCAGGATAGTTTGTTAATACGTTTGAACTTTTTAAATTAAAAGGCTTGTCTTTGAAGAATACTGCCCAAATGGCTTCCGCATCTAAGACTTGCTCAGATTTATAAGTTTTCTTATTAACGTGCTCTAGCACTACTGTTGGTTTAGGTCTGCTCATCTTTTTCCTCTATACATATATTTATCTCTTATTCAGAGTAATATACGTATATTACTAGGTTATGAGCTTACAGGATTACCAGGATTGACCGCCATCTGCGGCGACATTAATGACTTCTTCAGTCTTATTTTGTTGGTCTATTAATTTTTCTAAATCACCATGCAATCTAGACATTACTTCGCCTAGTGTAAATGCAAGGATCTTAGCTTCTTGTAGTGTAAGTCTAAGTTCGGGTGTCTTACTTGCATCTGCTACTTTCACCTTATCAATGAACTGTTGTAGCGGAATAGGATTTAAAGGTTTAACTTCTGACATTATTTTACACTCCTTTTGTGATCTTCTCTATTGTTAACAAATACTCTAATTAACCTAGATAGATCCACTTCTTCTTTTTGTAAAGATTTAGGATTTTTAAAACTTACTTTGCAATCGTTAACCTTTGCATAGTTCATATTCTTTTCATCTATAACAATGGCGTCATCTGTATTCTTACGCCAATCGTGTGAACTATAATTAGCCTCTGTTGACATTACTTAACTCCTGACGCATTTCTAATTCGGTCTTAAATGGTCCTTTATATTCATATTTTTCTAATGTAACTAGCTTGGGACAAAAACTTTTTACCCAACCCTTTTCAAAATGGATACAAAAATAACCTGCACAATATAAACTCTTAGACTTTTTACTTTTAGTAAACAAGCCAAATTTACGTTTAATATCGTACATAGTATTATATGGCGTAGTTGAAGTAGGTAAGTTATAGATCTCTTTGCTAGGTGATGCCTTATCTGTAATATCACCTTTGGTCCATAATATGTTACCTAATTGCTTTTCTACTGCATTCCTATTATCATAGAAATAAGAACCAGTATCGCAACTATACATAAATCTGTTATCTTGATCTTTGGATAGAGTACCAACTTTTGTCTTGCTGTCGGTGTCCTCGATGATCCAAAACTTATTTTTTAAAATTTCGTTTGCTTTTAAACTTGTCATAATACAGGATACCTCGCTTGTAATGGCTCAGCATAAGCCTGAGCATTATCAGTTATTCTTTGCATATCATACAATGCACAGAACTTCATAAGACGCAAACCTACTTGCTTGATGTTCTTAGGTTGTGCATTCTCTTGAATTGTTGTTTTAATCTTTTCTTTTATATTCTCAGGTTGTGCAGAAAGATCACATAGTGTTACATTACGATTGTAATCATCTAATACTCTGTGTTCATTCCCTTCATGATCAACCCAACGTTGCAACATCAAGTTATTCCAAGCATAACCTTTGTTGCTTTTATCTGCAAATGCCTCTTGTAAGCCTACTTTGTTTTTAGTGCCTTTTACTCTTACACCTGGGTATGCACTAAACACGTTATCTGATGTGTCGCCTCGCATACACTTTTCAAACAATAACCATTCAGGATTAGGTGCAGGTTTTTCTGCTTTAGTTTTCTTATCAATCACACGTTTACCTTTGTCATCAAAGTAACCTTCGTGTGTGATAGTTGTATTGCTAACACCGTTGTATTGTGCAACCGTAGGACTAATTAGTTGTGCAAAGTCGCCATCTGTACTAATAATAACGTGTTCATCATTAGGATGTGCTTGTACCCAACCTGCAATTAAGTCATCAGCTTCTAGCTCAGGATGTTGTAATACTGTACAATTAGTTTTCTGTGTAATGAAGTCTTTGAAACTATCAAACGTTTCCCAGAACACTTTATCTTCTTCTTGTTGTGCTTCTGTTAGTGCATCTCTAGTTTCTTGTCTATTTCTTTTGTAAGGCTCATAAAAGTCTTTACGCCAGCTTCTGCCTTCTAAACAAAATACGATATGATCAGCATCGAAGTCATTCCATGCCTTTTTCAAGCTATTGAACGTAATATGGAAAGCCATACCAACTTTAATATCTAGTTCGCCTCTTACTACATGGCGAGCCCTAAAGAAAGTATTAGCCGTATCTACCAAAACATATTTCATTGTACTACCTATTTAAATTACTATTGTGTTATAATTGTAGCATAAATTAAACAAGTTGTCAACTAATTTCTGTCTTACCATCTTTATTTTTATTGATTTTGATATATCCTGCTCCTCTGTTAGGATCCAAACCTTGTTCTTCCAAAATGTTTCTTGCAATAGTTTTGAACCATGCATCAACAATCTGCTCATTTGTTTCCCCAGAATAACCTGCATCAAGTAGTTGCTCAATAAATTCGTTATTCCAATCAAGCTCAAAAAACCCATTCTTAATATCTTTATGATTAACGTGGGTATTCAAAACTGCAACCCAAGGTTTCTTAGCCTTAGTTGCCGCGGCCTTTTCTTCCTGTAAAAGACGTAGTCTTTTTTCTTCGGAAGTTTCTGCCTTGTCTTTTTTAACAAACTTATCTTTGACTTTGTTTATAAAGTCCTTCATAGTTGTTCTCCTTCTATTCTCCAATCAATACCAAAACTTATAATACAATGTGATTGGTATGTCGGATGGAACTCTAGTATTGTATACGTTTTTGTTTTTGGATTGACCCAAATTGACATTGGTAAAAGTGCGGCTACATCAGATAGCTCATAATCTTTACCACCGTATACTGCGGTCTGTTGAGTTCCTTGTATTAAGAGTATTTCTCCCCTATTTTTTAGTCCTTGTTGAATCTCAGGCCATTGTCCGCAAACAACAGGCTTTTGATTCCATTCAACTGCCAGACTCTCTTTATAGATTACTAATGCTACAAAGAATATGAATATTGTTAATAATGTTTGTATCGGTTTCATGCTTCACCTCCTACGTGCCAATTGCATTACCAAACAGATAAACGTGAACTCTTGCCGCCACGTTATATCCTCGTTGAAAAGCCATTTTAGCAACGTCTCCGGCTGTCGCAGTTTGCTCTTCCTCTCTAGCCCCTACAGGCATTACCCATACAGGCCAATCTACACCTTCTGCTCTAAATTTCTCTATAACAGAATCCATTTCGTCCCATTGTCTTTGTTCTGAGCCTACAACAAATTTTAATTGTCCTGCTTTAGAAACTTGTCTGTACTCGCCAATTACTTCTGGAATAATTGCTTTCTTAGATTGTTCACCACTAACTGTAAACAGTTTAGGACTACAACTAAAGAATACTTCTTGATCAATTCCTGTAGCCCAGTCTTTAAATTCTTGTTTTAGCTTTTGTGTACCATTAGTTTCAAAAGTCATAGACTCTGGCAAGTTACCTTGCTTTAATAATTCGTTGTATATGCCAACACTTGCCGCCTGTCCTGTAACCATTAAAGGCTCACCGCCAGTAAAGCATAAGTGTTGTCTTTGCTTACTCATAGGATGTAAGAACTTACCTTCTGGGTTCGAATCCGTCTTTAGTATATCAACAATCTTGTTTGCTAATACTTCAGGAGTTTCTTGCCCCATTAGATGCTTGTACTTCTTAGCCCAAGTATAACTTGAATCGCAACCTTTTTCCCATACAGGCAAGTCTTCAACTCTTTTTACTTGGCTTACATCATAGTCCAAAAATGGCAAATCATATGTTTCTGGATTTGTTGGATCTATTTGTCCAAAGCCACTACATTGTAAATTGCATAAGAAGAAACGTATCCATGCAGTCGGAACACCTGTATAGTGTCCTTCACCTTGAATGGAGTGAAATATCTCACTGTAATAGTATTTCTTCTCTGCCATACCTACTCGCTTATTTTAACTAGTGGTTCGTGATAAAAGCTATCATGATAATCGCCATTTGACATATACTGACGCACAGTAGTTTCTTTTATTAGCATACCGTCTCTTTTACGATATGTAGTAAACGTCTGTTTGATTACGCCATCGAGATCACCGTCAATATGTTGTTTCATAGGACCTTCCTTAATCATTAAACAATCTCCTCTACAATTCCAAGTACTTCAGCTAGGAATAAACCTACGCCTGCTACCATTATTGGCCAACCCCATGCTTCTAGCATATAGCCACCATAAATTAAGAAACCACAAGACACCATACGGAATACACTTTTAACAAGACTTACTCCAAAGTGATTGTCACCTGGATCTTTCTTATTAGGTGTAATTTTAAAAATGCCGCCGTCTTGTGTTACCTTATTCATGCTCTCCTCCTGGGTCACCGTGTGGTAATGCTACCTTATGTACGTTACCTTGCTTATCACGATAGATAGTATAGCTTCTTGATCTTCCTAAACTATGATATCCTGATAAGAAATTAAATGCAGTAGGATTGCTTTCTGCTACCTTAAAGGTACCTACAGTAATAACAACACCACCTATAAAAATCATGTGTGCGATAGCACTAACACCAAAGCCCCAAACACTATCTATAATCAAAATAGAGAATATAGCTGACCACATAAATGCTAGTATCTGCATCATCATATGTCTAACCTGTAAGTCTGGAATATGTCTCAAAGGATTAATCTTATGATCCATAATGCTATTCCAACTTGATACAATAAATTCTCTTATCATTTGTTTGCGAACTCCTGTTGCAGTTTAACGTTATCTATAAATTCTTTTTTAGTTGCTGGATCATCTTTAAATGCTCCACGTAAAACTGTAGTCTGTGTTAAAGAACTATGTGCTTTAATACCTCTGTTCTCACAACAACCATGAGTTGCTTGAACATAAACACCTACGTGTTCACTACCTGTCTGTTCCTGTATTGCATCTGCAATCATAACATTCAGCTCTTCCTGTAGTGTTCCACGCATCGCACACCATTGGGCAATACGTGTATACTTACTTAGACCGAGTAATTTAGGACCAGCAATAATTCCAATGTATGCTACACCTTTTACAGTCTGATGATGATGTGAACACAAACTAGTTAGTTCGCTTCGCACAACCAACATACCTTCATAACCACCTTCAATGTAGTTAGGAAATGCACTAGGGTTAGGCATTACATCATAACGACCAGACATAATCTCATTGATATACATCTTAGCCATACGCCTTGCAGTATCTTTACTGTTAGGATCAGTTTCAGTGTCAATTAATAACTTTTGTAACACATTTTCAAAAGCAGGAATGGCTTCTTCGATAAGTGCTTGTTTATCACCTTCCTGTAATACCTCACTAATATTATCATTAGCCCAGTATCTGATGCCTGCGTCTTTTAGGCGTTTCTTTATTTCATTTACTTTGTCCATTCTTATTCTCCGATGTTGAGGCAGTGGATTGCCATTACTCTAAACAGTATACACTTATTTAGGTTTTTTGTCAAGTTTATTCTGGAAAATATCTGTTCAATACTTCCAATTCATCCATGTATTGTGCAATTACGGCAATTTCTTTTTCGATTGCTTCTAACACATCAGGATGTTCGCCAATACCAACACTATTGTTGAGGTAAACTTCGACATTCATTTTATGTTTGTCAATGTGTCCCTGTGCATGGCTTTTGAGTGCTTTAATCATTTCAGCTCTATTAGACATTTTGTTTCCTTTCGAATTGTTGTGGCAGATACTCTAAAGCAATAATCTTATGGATGTCTTCTCCAAAGTGTTCACCATCGATTGTTGTCTTAGTAATATCCATCTTTTTCTCACGTAAGAACCATTCCTCAACGTGATTAGGTGCTACTTGGATATGGTCGAAATTATAAAATGAATTTCTTAATTGCGGGATCAACATTTCGTCCGGTATCCAAGTCCATTTGTTCAGACTGAATAATTTAAGTTCAGCCCCATTGTTTCTGCAAAGCTCTTGCAGTATATACATCTCCTTAAACCACTCCCGTTGTGCTTTAAGCGACATAATTTCCATCCAAGTCTTAACTTTCATATATGGCTCTGCTCTTAGGTCGGGCTCGTCCATCATAAACCTTGGATCAAATTTTACGTTAAAATGCAACCTGTTTGAATAATCTTCTGGGTAGCATTGTAAAGGAATATCAAATACGTTCTTTTCTTCGTTGTGTAGTCTTTTTAACCACAGGTCGATATTGCCTTTTTTGTGTTCCAAATGATACAATTCGTCTAACGGAACCATTCTTTCGTAATCAGGTGGATCCATCATACTTAATCTAAAACGATTCCAATATGTATTTTGTACAACAACTTCTTTTATGTCATCATACTTCTTAAATAAAAAACTTAACCATTCGCTATATTCCCACCAACCATTACTACTGTTAGCAAATATAACTCCGTCAGCATCTTTGTTATTGATGTAGAACTCTGCCCAGTTATTGTCATTCCACTTGCCACTGAAAGGCCAAGTGTTAATATCTAACACCTTATCCTCTGGCATATCCTTAACATGATATCCGCAAGTATGACTACAACCTAAAGCCGCAAT